CCCACGTATGCAGCGGAATCAACGTCGTCCAATAAATGTTCAACCTCCGCATGGACGGATGGTCGCCTAGGAAGATATTTTCCTCCTTATAGTGCCCAGGATTCTTGACGATGTGCTGCGTCTGCCTCCAGTCCACAAGAAACAAACCAATGACAAGACCTTGGCGGATGTTGCCGTCACGCGTCCACGGTGAATTCTCTGCACCATGAACGGGCTTGGCGATTAAGACGATTACACAAAGCGCCATCGCCACAACGAGCGCTGCGAAAAGAAACGCCAGTACGAGATTAAGGAATAGCTTAAGGGGGTTCATTGGTGATTACATCCTTTCGCGTGCTTCCATTCGTGCTCCTTCCCCCATCGGGGGGCGTTCTCAGAGAGATAAATAACACACTGTTGCGCCGTACAGTCCGTGCAGCCGTGCGTAATCCAACCCGGAGGCGTCGGCCCACACTTTCGTTCCGTCCCTTGCGGGGTAAGAATGATCGGCCCAATCGTATGGGCTGAGAGATCCGGTCCATCGCATGTCCAGTAGCTCGCGCAGCTAGACAGCAGAAGGACTATTCCGATGATTCTAGTTCGCCTCAGCATTTCCCTTGGGAGTGGCAGTAGACAGGATACAGGATTCCGAGCGCCCCGAACCAAAACACCCACGCAGGCGCGGCCACGACTGCTGGTGGCGGAGGCGGAGGCGGAGGCGGAGGCGGAACTGGATGGTGCGCTTGGGCGAAGCTATACACTAACATCAGCAGGGCAACCTTGGTAAGAAGTTTCATCTCCATCTCCCGGTTACGGTCATATTGAGGCTTGACAAGCCAGCGGTGAGCTTCATGAATTCCTCGAATGCGGACGAGCTTCCCAGAACGGCAGTTTGGTCGGTTGGGTCGAGAGCCTGCCCGCTGTACGCCTTTGTTAGTTGATTGAGCCCGCCGAAGGACTCCCCTAAGACCACGCAGGCGAGGCTGTGGTCCTCGATCGCGCCCTTGTGAAAGAGCACGCGATCGTGTCCGGGCACTATGATCTCGAACGTCTCGTAGCCGCCTTTGTGATAGAAATCGCGGCGGCACTCCAAGACTCCATTCCCTATGATTGGCTGTCCATCCTCAAAAGTCCTTTCGACGGAGATAGCAAAGGGCCGACCGTTCCATAGGAGAACCGAGAACGCTCCGTCGGGCCTGACAGCTACGGTCTTGAGTTCGAGGCTCATGGCGTCGGGGTTCGGTTCGCGGGCTCACGATACGCCGCACCGAGCCAGTATGCGAGAACCACCCCGAACGCCATGTCGAGGGTTCCAAGGATGCGACCGAGGATCAAGGAGTCTACTGAGAGTTTCTCGTAGTCCCCCATTATCATGTAGCTGTAGAGTGTCCCTGTAAGAATGACAACCATCCACGAGAGGATTGCGGGCGTTCGGGCCTTCGTGGCGACCTGCATCTGGCGCGCGGAGTCACGGTCCTTCGTGACGATCTCCTCCAGCTTCACCCCCACGTCCGCCATGTGCTTCTTAAACTCTTGATCCGCCTGACGGAGCGCAACCAGCATCTCTGGCTTGGAAGTCGCGAGGGCCGCAGAGACTTGAGCCTCCGAAGCGTTCTCGTCGAGCCCAAGGGCCGAGCCGATTGCGCTGACCGCCATGCCCGCGAGTGGGCCACCGAGAGCTGTCGCGAGAGTTGGTGCTACTGTTCCGACAAGGGCTTTCCAATCAAATACCATGTTCTTATTCTCCTCGTTTCGCTTTATCCTCATCCTGCCAACGCAGACGCGTTGCAATATCATTCACCTTGTTTCCGTACTTGTGAAGCCTCTCCCCCAGAGCTTTGAGTTCTTCTTTCATCTCCGCCCTGAATTCATCCCCTGACTTTATGGCAAGCCTCGCTCGTTCATCGTCGAGTTTTATATGGGCAAGAACCAAAGCAGTAGAAAGTGAAGCTATCGCGGTAGCCGCGAATGAAAGCAGCCAGTAAAGAAACGGAGCTAGAGCGCCATTCATTCAAAGTACTCCACGAGCATGCCTTCCTGTATAATATCATTATTCGTCGTGGCCTCCCCTGTGACTTTAATGGTGAGATTCGCTGCAAGAGTTTCAGTAGCGTCGTCAACATTCTGGGTTATCTTTGGGGTTGCCAGCGCCGCTGCGTTCACCGTCTCGGTGATGATGACTTTGAATCCCTGGTTTGATCCATCAATTCTAGACACTAACATCTCTATCCGCCACGCCCCCGCAATGGAAGCGGTGAGCGCAACGGACTGAATTACCGAACCGAAATAAATCTTAAGCGTCTTAGCATTTGCGTTAGATGTCGTAAGCCCCCAAGCTGTAACCTTCACCCCACTCCCGACTGTGTTGAGGCTGTTAGCCAAGAGGGTGTAGGTCATTAGGTTATCCTCCCCCGAGCCTACATTGCCAACTGCGGCGGTGTTAACGGATAGTACCCCGCCAATCAGAGCTCCATTCCCACTCGTTCCAACCGCCACCCCCGTTGCGAATACCACGGCAGGGGTAATTTGGAGTAACCCCGCCGTGGTGTTAAGAACTGGATTTCCGCCCGCTACAGCGCCGGTGATGGTGATATTGCGAGTGGCAGAGGCAGTGTGGAGAAACTGAGCCTGCACCCCGCCACCAGTAAGTAAACTAATAGTCCCAGTGCCGGTGGAAAAGATGTTTAGCGGAGTGTTTGTCTCGCCAGATGCACCTATATTCGCCGGTGATCCGGCAGTCCCACCAAACATATCTACGAAAGTAGCGGCAGTCGCAACGTGTAATATTCGTACCTGCTGCTGTCCGTCGTTCGTCTTGAATGAGAGCGCGCCGGTCGAGCCGGAGTCGATGATTGGGGTGAAGACAGATGCCCATCGAGCAGTCGCGCTTCCAAGAGAACCAGTAATATCAACGGAAGGGATGATCCCGAGGACGTTGATGCGCGCCCGTTCCACGGAGTTGGTCTGGATCAAGACTGTGTTGTTCCCCGAGGCAGAAAGGGACAGGTCTCCAGAGGACGAAACGAGCGGCGTCACCACGCTCGTCACAGCAGTGAGCGTCGTGCGTACTGTGACTGCCCCAGAATCGGCGATTAGAAGATTGTCGGCAGAATCTGCGAAGTTACGGTGCGATATAGAGGTAGCCCCCGGAAGTATCTTCGCAACCGCAGTGTTGAAGAGAAGGTTCCCAGCAAGAGCTACACTCGCCCCGGTAATCGTAACTGCTGTTACTGTCGCACCCTTGAGAATTAAAGTACCAGAAACTGAATCTACAATTGGAGTTCTAACTTCAGTCGTAGCAGTTAGGATTGGAGAGCTAAGGCTCAGCCCTGCTGCAATCGTTAATCCAGTAGTGGCGATCGTAAGCGCGAGCACCCCTCCGACGGCAAAGCCAATAGTGTCAGCAGTAATACGGTACATTCCCGTATTGACGTCAGAACTGAAGGTGAGGCCAGGAAGTGACGGAGTGCCGTCCACTAACTGAAGTGGCGCAAGCATTCCTCCACGACCACTACGATCAAGGGAATTAGTGATCTCCGAAGCCATATCACTTCGGGTTGTATTTTCATCCGTGCTCGCTATAGTAGTGTTGGTCACTACTGGAGCATTCGGGAGAGTATAGACTCCTGATACACTACGCGGCATTTTCTACTCCTGTCCTTGAACTTCTAACCCTGCTGAGAGCGCAGGGATAGCGGATGGATACTCTCTCATCAATTCTGCGAGCTTACGTTGCAGTTCATACTCACCGAACATAGCCTTGGCTCCACGAGGACCTGCCCCTGCAAAGTTCATTGCTCCAAGTGTTGCTGCTGGCAGCGCCGCACCCGGAGTTCCAAGAGCTATTCCAGAAGCTACAGTCGGAGCAATAAGACGGCGAAGCCCCCAAAGAGCCTGTCCTGTATTTCTTGGGTTTAAGTTCACTAGCGCAGCCGCCATAGAATCTACAAGCGTCTGCCCTGTACCATGCCCACGAGCGAGCGCAGCTTCAGAAGTACGAGCGGAGAGCGCTGAAGCGAGTTTCGCGGGATCAAGGCCCTCGAAGCCTTTAGCTCCTCCAACCGCCTTCTCTAAGAGTTTACGAACTGAGTAAGCCCCATCAGTGGCATCCAGTTTCTGAGCCACATCGCGAGGAACCCCACGATTTCGCATCTTTATAAGGTGTTCGTCAATTTCATCGAGTACAGCCCCCATTCGCTTCTCCACCGCACCCTGAGAACCCGAGAAACTAGCCGCTTCTGACCTCACTACCTCCTGAAGTTCCTTCCATGTCTTTCCTCCCATGTAATTCCCCTTTGGGAAGTACTTATCCATAATCTTATGGAGTTGGGCGGCGTCCTCAGGAACAAGACTTCGATCAATGATTTTCGTAATTCTCTGACGATCTGCACTCGTAGTGGGAATACGGTGTCCTTTGAGTAACGTGGTGTACGTACTATCAAACTGCTTCTTCAGTTCCTCAAAGAGCGGGCCGCGCTCTATTTTCCCGCCCGGTGTTAAGAGATTAGGCTGCCCAGGAGGAGTAGCTTGCCCCCAAAGTTGTCGCATTCCAGCACTCATAACTCTCTTTTCTCCAGCTACAAGAGGAGCTCCGAGCCCTGGAATATCTGTCATTACGTCGCCTAAATCACGAATGAGCTTAGATTCTGCACCGACGTGAAGCGGCGGCATTTCTCCAGTCGCCGCCTTGAGGTTCTGCCCTGCTACACTCATCTGTACAGGCTTCGCTATTGTGCGTAGAGCGGCAGTTAGTGGAAGAGAGAGCGCGGCAGACTTCGCTGCTTCAGTTCCACGCTCTTCTAGACCACCTGGAGTCATAGCTGCGGTCGTAGCTGCCGCTCCCCCTGCTCCGCCTAAGTACGCCGCAATTCTGGGGTACGTCGCTGCCAGCTTAGAGTACGCAGTGGGGAGCATTTTAGCTCCAGCAGCTCCGCCACCTAGAGCTTGAACAGTAGTTCCTGCAAGGTCCCCGACAGTACCCTGCCAGCCTGTGCCCTTCGCTACTTCGTCTAGAGCTTCGTCACCTTGAGGGTCTAAATCTACTCCTAAAGCCCGAAGTGCCTGCGGAATGCCTAAAGCTCTGGAAGTACGAGCTCCAGATTGAGCAAGCCCCAGACCGAATTTACCGAGGGGGCCAGCCTCTTCCCCCATTTGCGCCAGCGTATTGCCAAGCGCACCCGTTTGATAGGGTACGACTTGTCCAGACGCGTCAGGTTGCATTTGAGGACTAGGGTTGGGGCTACCCCCTTGCCCACCCTGTGGGGTGGTCACAACGCTTTGTGACCTTGCCTCCAGCTCAGCAAGGCGGCGAAGTGCCTCTAGTTCTTCACGGTCTGCCACTTGGGAACCTCGCTCTAAGTTCTTCCAACTCCTGCTGCTCTTTAGGAGTTAGCTCTCCATCACCCGACGCCTTCCATACTCCATTGGTGTATTCCTCAATCTGCTTCTTATTCCAACCTCCAGCGGCAGCGGCGTCTGCGCTTTTCTTAATCGCCGCGCGAAGAAGCGCATCTTGCTCATCAATCCACCCTTGTAATTGCTCTTTAGTGCCTCCGCGTGGCGGGGTGACTGATTGCCACGAAGTCTTTTCATTTCCAGTTAGCGTAGCTCCAAAGAGTTCATATCGAGCCTTCATTTCCTTAAGGCGTTGAAGATCGGCCCACGCTGCCCGATTCTTAACCCATTGATCGGGGGCTAAACCTGGAACTGCTGCGGCAAGGGTGTCCTGCACAGTACCAAGACCGCTCACTCCTCTGGACGTTTCAGCTAGGAAATTCTTCTCAAAGTTAGATTTCACCTTGTCAAGATTCTGAGCGTCATCCCCTAGCTTCTTCATATCTTTATAGACCTGCCCTGTGAGGGTCTTACCCTCACTTGCTTTACGTTGAGCATCCAGAAGTTTCTGCTCAGCCAGGAGACGTTGAGCCTCCACTAACCTTTGACGTTCACTCTGCAAATCAGAGGTCGCTTGCCGATATGGGGCCATATTCTGCGCCGCCTGATCACGCAGCTCAAATCCCTGAAGTTGCCGACTAAGTCTCTCCTCCTTCACGCGCTTAGTGTATTCAGGGAAGATGCTGTGACGCCCACTCAGGGGGTCAAATTCTCCATGCTCAGTATAGCGTACATCCGCAGCCTTCAACGCATTTGGCAGGAGAGTAGAGCCTACAGTCATCAGCTCTTTATTTCCTGAGAGTTTCGCCAGAACCGCGAGTTGTTCGTCTTTAAGTTGCTTCGCTTTTCGGCGCGCAATCTCCTCCTCACTAAACATAGGAGGCGTGTCTTCATTCTGCAAAGCTGCAAGCTCTGCAGAAAGTTGAAGAATTTTAGCGGCGTATGGAGTTTCAGCCACTAATACCCTCCGCCAAGCTCTTCAGGCTCATCCGGATTTGGCATGGTCATTGGCCTTGGGTATTTCGCACTCCACCAATTCTTCTTCGCCCTAGTCGAAGCCCCTTGGTATCCGCGCACAAGATTAGCATACTCCCTATCGTTTCTAGCGACGGTTGCGCCTGCCAAAGTCTGCGCCACAGCTCCAGCCGCAGTTTTAGCTTCCCCCTGAGTAGCCATACGACGGAGGTACGCTCCTTGCTCATACTGCTTCGCATAGTGTGAAGGATCCCCCGCACCAAGAGCGAGAATTTGACGAACTAAATCGTCCGAAATTCCCGGATACTGAGCACGAATCTGTTCTTCGGTCATAGGAAAGCCATCATAGCTGCGCTACCGAGCATACCTAATCCTCCATACATCGCCTGCTGCTGTTGCGCCTGAGCCTGCCATTGCTGCATCGCCGCATTACCCTGCATCCCCGCAGCTTGGAGATAATTCGTAGGTTGAGCTCCTTGAGCACTAGTGAATCCGGGCATTTGTGGTCCTGAAACTTGCTGCCCACTGAGAAGAGCATTCATCTCATTGAGCGACATTCCGCGTTGTTGTGCTTGTTCTGCGATCGCTTGCTGGCGAGACTGCGCTTGAGCATTGAATTGCTGAAGATCCTGCCCGAACTGCTGCCCCGCAGCTTGATTGTAAAATTGTCCTCCCGCCTGCTGCTGTCCAAAAGCCTGCTGTTGCTGTCCGAGGAGCATCTGCTGCATCCGCTGTTGCTCGACTCCTCCCTGATTTACAGCATTCCAACGCTCGCCTGCCTGACTCTGTCCTAACCTCTGAAGTTCCCGATTGTACCCCTCACTCCCAGGAGTTAAACCTTGATTAGCCAGTCTCGTACGCGCGGCCTCTTCCTGAAACTGGTGCTCAGGGCGCATCTGATCGAACGCCCCCTGCGTATAGCGCTCACGATCAGCAGAAAATCCAGCCTCATTCGTACTTTGAGTAGTGGGGTCCAAATTACTTTGCATCTGGTACGTACCAGGAGCACGAGCAGATTGAGGTAAGTTCGCCCAATCAAAAGGTTGGCTAAAGTCCTGCCCAACACGGTTTAACATTCCACCCGCGAGGTCAGAACGTCCAGTCTGAAGCCCTATCTGACTATTCAGGGCATTCTGAAGTTCTGGAGTAAGTTGCGTTTGCTGATTCCACTGAGTAATTGGTTGTCCAGTGGCGGGGTCAATTGACTGACTGGCATCCCAAACCTGAGACCCCCAAGGTCCATACTGATTGGGACGATTAGCCCAAGTCTGCTGAGCATTGAGATTCTGAGCATCTTGGCCTTGCTGCTGAGCAGCAGCCGTATAGTTCGGAGCTTCTGGAGGAGATCCTTTACTCACGCCGCCATCCTTTCTTTCTTAATCTCCAACCAACGACAATCTTCACGCCGCATAGTCAACACGTCAAGATCAATGCCCGGAGCTTTTCCATCTTTCACCGTGGTGAGAACCTGAAATCCAAGGTGAAGATCTAATTTCAAAGCCCTTGGGTTATTCCGTGCAACACTAGCAAAAATTTGAACCATTCCACACTGGTTGAAGGGATAATCAAACGCAGCCCAGAGAAGTTCACGAGTCATCCAATTTCCATCCCCCGCCCCCAGCATAGCGCAAGTCTGTCCGCAGAAGTGAGTATAGCCCACGGAAGCGACAAGAGTTGGAACCCCACTCCTTCGACGTACTTCTCCAATGGCGTGGAAGTCTTCAGAACGTGGAAGCGACACATCGCGCTCTCTAAGAAAAGAGTAAAGCGCCCATCGCGAGGCTTCATCTTTAGAGGTGACTATCACTTTCCTAATTTCCTGAATATACGCTTAGTGCCCGGACCATACAATCCTGGAGCGCCCCACTTATCCGTAAAATTTGTTGCTCTATTGAGCCACTCCTTGCCAGAGCCATCTCCTTCAGGGTGCGCCAAATCATACGCCGCTTGAGCAGCCGCAGCTTCCGCCGCCTTCCTCTCTTGCTCAACCTTCCATTCGCGAACCATCTCTGCCTGAGCTGCTTGCCTTTGATCCATTTGTCCCTGATACCATGGAGCAGCAGGTGGATCTGCGTGTTGCGTAGGGGTAATTCCTCCAGTGGCTTGGCGAAGCCACGAAGCAAGCTGCGCTTGCTGCCCTGTTCCTGGAGAAGGGTTTTGTACGAGGGCAGGCATTACATTATTCCTCCAAGAGAGTACACAAACTTCCAACTAGTGAAGATTGTACCACGCTTGCCCTTGAATTGCAAGCGAAGAGAAAAATAACTTCCAAGTCCTGTAGCCCCGAGCCATGCGAAATAGCTATTCACTGCTCCTCCCCAAATAGCTTGGTCCCATAAACCCACATCCCACAAAGAACCAGTATCGGGAGCAAACGCCGGGCTACCCTCCACATCATCCCCTCGCCACTCGCTATTGACCCTAGCTCGAATGCTTGGAGCTTGCGTAGCTTGGAACATCGGCATAATGAGCTGGGGGATTTTCTGCTGCATTTTATTCTCAGACGGAGATACAAAAGAAGTCTGCACCGAAGCTGTGACATCAGTTCCCGCAGTTCCAGTAGTAAGCTCGTCATCAGTATCTGCGGAAAAACCACGACATACAGTCCCGTAGCGAGTTCCAAAGAACATATCCCCGTCAAAGACTTCGGCGCACTTAACGGGCATTCCCTTGAATGTAGACCACGCCGTAGGAAGTGTGGAGTAGCAAAATTGAATTCCAGAAGTTTTCTCTTCATATGGAGTCACAACAATCGTAGATTCCAGACTAGGGACTTGCACCATATTCCATCCGGGGAGTAAGCGCGTAGCCCGGACTGTCGCTGCAATCACTTCGTTGTATCTAAGCGATGGAGTATTAGCTGGCTGCTCCGGATCTTTATTTCCTCTTCCCTGTATGACGCGGGACATATACTCTATCCCTGTCTCACACAGGAGGTTCAAATCTCCGCCATAGTTAGACATGAAACGACGACCAGCGGGTGGAGCTCCCACAAACCAACGTCCTATAAGGCCAAAGGTGGATAGCGAAGTGGGATCCGTTCCACCATAGATAAGAACGTCCCCTGCTGCTCCTACAATGACAAGCCGATCATCTATGCCATCTCCTCCATCTACTGTCCAAGACGCCATAGCTCGAAGTTCGCCCCCGTGAGTAAGGAGAGGGCCAAAATCAAACATCGCCAATGCTCCTGTGATTGAGCCCACTGGCAGATACCACGCTTGGGTGGAGTTTTCCTTAATAAACCAAAGACGATTCTTCCAAGCCATTACGAAGTCAAAATCGAGAGACGAAGTCCCACTCATTGCAGCGTTACGGTCGACCCATCCTCCTGTATGGTCGAAGGTGAAATACCCCGCTCCAGCCGAAACAGCGCAGAGGTAATTTGTATTCGCAGTGGCAAAATTGATCCAACTAAAGTGTCCCGGCTCCACCTGCCCTGCTGCTGCCAGACTAACGGAAAGAACCGTAGATTCATCAGTTACATCTGAAACATCGTAGATATTAGAATTCTCACAAGCTGCAAAAAGGCGAGCAAGAAAGACGCTACCTATTCCTCTGGGGGGTAGATAGGACATCAAAGAAACCACGGGAGATTCAGTGCCTACGCCGCCTAGATTGGAGTTGTGCCGTTTATATCCACCACGTAATTCATCTCCTGATCTACGAACAATGGCGTTCTCCAAGACTGTAGCAGCTCTTGGATCTTGATCTGTAAAAGGAAGGGAGGCATCCAGCCCAAGTACAGGAGCTGGAAAAATTTGAAATTGATGATTCTGCGCCTGAGCTGCTAATCTCGGAGCTTTATAAGTCGGTCTTGCTAGATTAAGACCCATAGCCTGTATTAGAAAGTGATTGAGCCCCAATCAACGGAGATTGTCCTCTACGACACAAGCTCAAAATTCCCGCTCCTTTATCCGCACCAGCCCGAGAATTAAAGATAGCTAGGAAATCGCGCACAGCGGCTGAAGCATCGAAGCCTTTCCACTCCAAGTACCTCGCCCTTCCGAGAAGCATAATAATTTGACTATCCAACTTGAAAGTGTCCGAATTGAGCGTCGCCTTATTCTTAAAGAGCGTGGGGTCCGTTCCATCAATGACCTGCGCTTTCGACAGGTACATATACTTGAACAAGGCGGGAACAGGGAAAGGAGGATTAAGGAACCAAATTTGGTCTTCCCTCATTTGCCAATTCAGAGTGAAGTCAGAACTGAAAGATTGAACTACAGAAGCCATCCACGCCTGATTACTAACTGGTCCTCCCGCAGGCATTATAGACGTGGAACTCCATTGACTTTGGTCTATAAAGCGGTAAAAGTCGGCGGGGAGCGCGTACCCCTGCTCTGCTAGCCCTGCGCTGGCCCCAACTACGGAAAGTTCAGTTTTGACAGTAAGGTCTTGCCACTCATGCATCGTCAAAAGTTCTTCGAGCGCGACATTAATCGCCGATGCCATTTGTTGAATGGCCGGATCTGTAGACCCCACAGGGTCAGCCGGAGCAGTCGTAGTGTGGCCGACTAACTTTGCAATTTCCGCTATAGCCGCCCCATACGTATACTCTGTGATTTGTACGGGCACTTCATCCTTTCTTTGCCATCAAAGCTTCAATCTTCTTAGCCTGATCGGCAACAGCAGCTTTCAAGCTCGCAATTTCAGTATCACGAGCTTCCAACTCCACCTGGACTTTCTTCATTGGTGCTTCATCTTTAGCGATGGCAAGCCAGTTCACTGCTCTCTGCTTCAACTGAAGCCCTCCCATGATTTTTTGGCAAATGTCATCCCTCAAGCCAGCCATTTGCTCAATAGTACGAACTCCAAAGTAACGATACTCTTCAATCTGGGCGAGGCTCATAACGCCCCAAGCCTCCAAAGGAGTACCCACCACAAGTTCTTCTTGCTGAGTCTTCTTCCAATGATCATACTGCTTTTCAAAGCGGGCCTTGTCCTGCTCACTGACCGGACGAACGATGGCGCTAGTGCGATCACCTGGAACTACAATCTGGATATAGTCAGTCTCCTCAAAGATAGGACGACCCTCTTTGGCCGAAGCCTCCCCGTTTTGCCGCGCCTTACGAAAGAAGCGAATAGCAAGCTTCTCATCTCCTGCGCGAGCCTTAATAAAATCTTCGTGATTGTACTCTAATGTGCCGATTTCCATGTCGTGTCTCCTTGAGACCTTAGTAAAATTCGACGTTCGCGTAGCCCCCGCAAACTTAGGGTTAATATCTACGCAGCATATTTGCTTGAGCTTGCTGCGCCATCATTGGATTTCGTTGTTGCGCTGCGCCCATTGGACGCTGAGGTATGAATCCGCCTGTCGGCATTCCTGGCTGAGGCATAGATCCACCCCCACCCATAGGAGGTTGAGCCGGCATTGGCTTCATCATTTGCGGCGGCATTCCTGGCTGCGGCATTCCTGGCTGAGGTGGCATTGGCATAGATCCTGGCCCCATGTGCCCCATCACAGGCGGGCCTGCTGGCGGAGGCATTACAGGCTGAGGTCCAGGCTTCATAGGAGGCTGCGGCGCAGGATTGCCATATCCTGGAAAAGGTCCGGGACGTTGCGGAGGACGCTGCCCCCATGGATTACCAGACTGAGGTTTTCCAAACTGCTGCATAAACTGAGACATTCTGGATTGCGGCATTGAAGTCTCCTAATCTGTAGCAACTCTACCAGAAGCAGTCAACCCCACCCCTTGTACGAAAGTAACTGGAACAGCGGCTTCAATGCAAAGACCTCCGTCAGCGTCCAGAGGCAGTCCCGCTGTGTAGCCAGCCACAGAATTAACAAGAGAAGCCATAACTCCTCCGCTAGCGTCCATCATCACTGTTCCATTAAAGAAGCCTCCAGGAGCTGGTGCTACGATACAAAGAGCATCAGCAGCATCAAAACCCATACCACGGCGAAAAAGAACAGGAGCCCCGGCAGTCGTAGTAATCCGACCGTTTGCTCCGGGAACTCCCGTTAGTGCGCTCACTAGGTGATCTGACCTTGGTAGAATGGACGATCGATAGTCACCCATGCGAAGCCCGCCGCCGGAACTGGCGTAGTAGTGGAGAACTTAGCTCCTAGGATTTGCTCCCCCGCCACCGCTGCGTCGTCCACACTTCCAGGAGTAGCCGCGAGGGGAAAGACATTAGCCCCCGCCACTACCGCATTCGGAGCTAGAATCTTCGCATTTCCTGCGATCTGAAACCACGCAAAGGATGCCGAAGGAACGATGTTAAAGCTCACCGCGCAGGGGCCTACCCCCGCCGTGGCGGGTCCCAGAACACAAGTAGCGAGCTGTTGATCATACATGACCAAAGCTCCCAGAGTAATTGCATCCGAAGATTTAAGGTAGATGACTTCACCTGCCTGTGGAACTGTAAGGGCATTATCCGCAATGCGAGCCCTAGTTCCAATGGGAACTTTCTGCGTTGTTGAAACATCCGTGACTGCCGGATACCCTATTTGTGGCTCTACAAGTTGATACGCCATGTCAGCTTTCTCCTTAGTTCGACGTCAGACGGCCTTGGAAGGCTTGGCCGCTTGATGTCATTGCGCCAGCGAACGCCAAAATAGTAACTTCAGCATCCTGATTGACGGCATACCGCTTGTTGGGGGACAGAGGAACCATGTTCCTTGCAGAATGTGGCCTCCACTTGAGGTACTTCGTGTTGAGAAAGTACATCGTCTTCACAACGCTTCCAGAGCCGTAGGCCGAAGATGGAAAGTACAGACCACCGTCGAGCACCACGTCCGCATCCATATACTGCACTGTCGGGAACCCAAGTTTCGCCTTATTTGGATCAGTGAAGCGTTGCTGGAGTTGGAGCGATTGGAGGTAGATACCCCACATGAATGTGTCGGTGATTATCACATTCGGGCGATCGCGACCACGAACAAGATTGCCCCAGACAGTATTCATCGCATCCTGAATAGTAGCTGCGGTGAGGGCAGTAGTGGGGTGCGAGGCCCAAGGACGCCAGAAGCCCCACGTAGCCCGGTCGATGCCCCCATAAGTTCCAGTGGCGATGCGGGCAGAGGTTCCAGAAGCATTCGCAGGCGTCGCAGCTTCCAGACCTACGATGGTCTTACCGCCCGAACCTGTGCCGTCGCTATAGAAACCCTGAGCGATGAGGTTAGCCATTGTGGACTCTGCCACAGTGATCCGCCCCTCCATCAGGTCAATCATTTGCTCGCGGCCAGCGTTCTGGAGTTGCTCCAGTCCGGAAATCACTACGGGGACTGCCGCTTGCTTTAGTGAGAATTGCGCTGCGCTCAGTACATCTTGAGCTGCCACCGGCAGAAGGTCATACCCCGAGTACCATCCGGCATTCGCATTTTCAGCGAAGCTGATTTCCTCGTAAATGACCGAACCGCCCGAGACTGTCTTGACGTTACCGCTTTCCTTGATGTACGCAAGCCCCGCATTGTTATTCAGAACGTTGTCCTGAATTTTACGAGTGCGAGACTCGATAGTGGTTGCCACGATGTCCGTGACATTTGGAAAAGCCATCAAAATCTCCTTGAAAGGTTATAAAAGAAGCCCAATTTCAACGATGAACCAATTACGGCTTCGCTCTGAACCATTCCAGGATGAGCTTACGCTTCCCGTTACGCCCGACCGCTATGCTGCGCGACTGCTCTTTCCAAATCTACTCGCAAATTTCCTTCACTAGCAGCTATTGCTCCCGCTAGAGAGGGGGTTCCTTGAGCACTCATACTCGCAAGACTCTGCGCTTGAGTTGCTGAAGCACTAGCCCTCTGCGTTGCTTCTGCGAGCTGCTGCTGACTATATTCGCCAGCCAAATCATTGTTGGCGAGTATAGCACGCTTATACGCTTCTTGCAAGCTTATTTTTTGTCCACGTGCCGCCCCTGCCTCGAGAATGTCAGCCATAACATCCTTGACGACCTCGAAGTACTGATTCTTTGGATCCTCCGCGAATGTTTGAATCTCCGAGTGCATCGTCTGTTGTTCCGTTTGGCTTTCCCGAGTTCTTTGTTGCTGAAGGCCAGCCATAAGCTCGCGCATAGGGGCCATTTCATTCTGTATAGCCTGCCTCAGCAACTCACTTTGAGTTTGAACTGCCTGAGTTGCTGGATCAGAAGGTTGAACAAGCATAGAAAGAGCTTGGTCTAAAGCTTTAAGATCTACCCCAAAGCCCTGAATTACTTGAGCCATGAGCTGAGCTTTCTGTGGCCCCGGCGCAAAGCGTAAAGCCCTTGAGATATTCAAGAGGCTGGAAAGAGTCTGAAGTGGAGGCTGCTTCTCAAACTCAAACACATCCTTATACTGCTCGTATAGTCCCTGGAATTGCTCCATACCCCTACGAGCTTCGACAGTGTGTTGCAGCGCATCGTCAATCTGGCGTTCACGGCGGTAGATTTCCCCCTGCACGGCGACAGGGAGTTTCGCCCAATGAGCCTCGCGAATAGCGGGTTTCCAGCTCTCTGGAGCACGAATTCCCTTAGCTGGAGTTTCAACCTTCGTAGGTTTCCCCTCTACGACGGGCTTTTCTTCAACTAGAGGCTTCGCCTCTACGACGGGCTTTTCTTCAACTACGGACTTCGCCTCTACGACGGGCTTTTCTTCAACCACAGGTTTCGCTTCTACGACGGGCGCAGCCTCTACTACAGGGACTTCCTTCTCTATTGCTTTACTAATTGAATCACGTAGGCTATCTTCAGGCATTGCTATCTCCTTGAGTTCAGATCACTGATGGCTCGCATTAAATCCTCTTTACGGGTGGGATCATACCCTTCTTTCGTCTTAACCCTTAGCTCTTCTTTCTTTCTCCATTCTGTGTTAAAGTCGTCAGAAGTCGTAAGACCACGCGACTTCATAAACTCGCGATGTTGAGTGCGAGAACTAAATCTTGAGTCCCCCATATCCTGATAGGAACGGTCGTTCCAAAGTATGGAATCCTTCACTACTTGGAGGGGTTGAGTGTAGTCTCGCGAAACCTCGACTGCTTCAGTTCCAAAGTACACCCAACGTCGTCTCATAATTCACTCGCTAAAATCGCAGAAATTATGGCATCCATATTTCTCTTAGAAATTCCTGAAACTTTAATCTCCACTATCTCTTCCAATCCCTCGGGCTTTACACTCACAGATACAACAGCCTTACTAGTTCCTTCAATTTGGGCTCTAATAAGAGCAGCAATCCCCAACTCTAAATCTTCGGGTTCTTCTTTCTTAATTCTTCTATAGCTTACACCATAGAATCCATGTGGTTTAGAAATTTCAACGGGCGCTGTTTCTCCAAACTCACGTGGACCCAAGCCAAGAATTGTCCGTGTTTGAAATCTTGCATCTTGTCCACGACGAGTGAGCGCTTGCTTAACAATCTGAACCGGCCTAGGCCAAGGCGCAGTTGGGGGAACAGCTTGCGAAATTGTAGGGTGGAGAAACAACGCCCGAATTCTACGACGTACAGCTCTTTCATCAAGCGATACAATACGCGGGCCACGAACAACAGGCCGAGAAGTTGGGAATCCAAACGGTTGCGTGAGTTGAACTCTAAATCGCAGCCTTGCCCGAAGACCTGACCGAGCAAGCGTCTGCTTAACGACAAGAACTGGCCTTGGGCGAATAACGACTGCAACCGCAGTTGCGCGGACTGGCCTAATGAATCCCGCGAACGTTGCAGACTTCGTACGAAGTAACTCAGCTTGCGACTTAACACTTGGTCCCTGTACCTTTGGCCGTGTCGTGAGCCTGCCGAACACCCTTGAGAAACTAGCATTACTTGTGATTTTCTTTTGACGAACCCTAGCCGTACTTGCGAAGTCCAGAACTCTTGGTGCTCCGACCTTTGTTCGTGTCGTTGGACGACCGAACACACCCCCGAGTTGAATCTCACCATTTGGCTTTGTACCCCTCCGCGCCCGCTCAATCGCCTGCAAGACAAGTTCAACATTTCTTGGCCTTGGGGGTATGACAACGCCAGTACTCGGTACTGGTTTTCCGAGACGAAATCTCGATACAATACTCCGCGCGACTGCTCGTCTTTTATTAACCGCAAGCGTGACCCACGGCGGGGCCGGAAGGTTCTGCGCGCTCGGTGGCGGAGCGTCAGTTGCTCTATAAGGGGCCTTGATTGGACCCCTGAATGGACCCTTACGCCACCTACCGAACACATTAGAATCCCGATGAACTCAGCAGACGTAGGCCGTACTGATGGAGGGTAACACTGCCTGTCGCTACAGTCTGGGTAAATTGAAGATCAATTAACTGCGAAATTGTAGAATCAAAATTAGGGCCAATCACGGGAGCCGTGTTGTATGGAACACTCTGCCCCCCAGGGCCAGGACCTGTTGCGGGAAGTGCCGTATTGATAGAAGCCTCCGAAAACCAGTTACCTTGCCAAAAGATATTCGCTGTAGTGCCGATTGCCCGAACAGTTCCCATCACGTAAAGATTCCACATTACGTTTGTCTTTGCAACAATGTTCAGCGGCATTGCAAGAGTATCAAAGTTTGCTGTGCCCGCAAAAGATAGATCAAATCTTGCAGTTCCGGGGGTTGTTACGGCGCAACTAATTCGGCCAGACGCTTTAATCTCAATCTGATCTCCGATGCGGAGTTTTCCTCCCGGCATCGTATAGCGAGCTCCGGTAGCCGCCGCACCCTGCGTCAAACTAGCTCGAGCTGCTGCGGTCAATGCCGTACCATCGGCATTCAATGTTGCTAGAGTTTCTACATACCCAAGGCTCATAATCTACCTTTCTTAAGCATACACTTTAATTTGAGGGTTTCTGCCAAAACCACCAGCCACAAAGGGAACCTTAAATATTACCGATATAATCCCCCAGCTCGCGCTGCCAGCCAGCGTAAAAGTTCCAGTCGTGCTCGCTGAGATATTCGCCTTCGCCTCCGTTGCGAATTGAACTAATGCTCCAGTAAGCAGATCCGTAAAACCAGCGCCTTCTGTCCACCCTCCCACGTCTGCAGGAATGACACTCCCCACTATCATGCAGGCACCAGGACTTGTAGGAACCAGATCGCCGTCGGTTGGGGTTGTAGATGTCGCCTCCGTCCCAGCTGTCTGTACATCAAGCGGCGTGACAGTGTCCATCTCAGATAGCTCGTACACCATGAAACCGTTGTCGCCAGTTACAGGAGTCCATGTAACTGTGGTGATGCCAGCTGAGATGTTAGGCAACCAGAAAATCCTCAAGTGCATACTTGAGGCTGGCTCGCAGTCTAGATCGTTTCCAGAAACCCAGGAACCAGTGGGAGCGCTTGGAGGATCGAGGATAGTGCTTCCGCGAGAGTATGCAACTACCACGAGTAGGTTGCCTGATCCTGTAGCTGCAATAGTTACGTCCTTCGGACCTCCAACTCCATCTTCTACAGCCGCGACAGCTTGGACAATAGCCATTAGTTCACAACCATACAAGTTTCGACAACACGAATACTCGCCATTACTACTAGCAGAAACCTGAAGCCTGGAGGTTGTCCCCCATACTGCTCTAAGCGGCAAAAGGGAGTCTCAGACACGTTAGGCTATTCTTCCCACTCAACATTAGCATCGGAGTTGATCGCCGCGCCAGCTCCACGGTTAGCTCGAATAGAGTAACCCTTCGCTGCCGCTGCTGCTCCTTCTACGCGAGGCTCTCTCCCAAGAGGATATTGAATTACTAACCCCGAAGATGGCGGAACCATGTAAGTTTTGAGAATAACCACTGTCCCCTCAGAAGCTGGGAGTTTCTTCGCTGCGGCGAGTACTGTACCTCCAGAGTCCTGCTGATCCGCTGGAGTCACAGCAGTGCCAGCGGCAGATGCCGCAGTAACACGACAAGTTTGAACAAGAACTGGAACATCTGTTGAAGAAACTCCACTGAAAGTGATAGAGGCTTCGCTAACTACAACTCTTCGCCCCGCAGGAGGATTAACTTCCAAAATCGTCGCCATAGTTGCAGGAACCGCTGCGGATTCTGCTGTTGCTGCCCAAAGTGACATAGTAGTCTCCTATGAAAAATACAAACGCTTAAAGACTTCAAACTGCGGACAATCCTCTGGGCGTGGATTCCTCCCAAGAATTAACCCACACTCTTTATCCGCGGCCTCCGGCGTGCCCTTTAAGAAGAGGCAAACTGGACTACACGAATCATCATTGAACACTTTACAGACCACCGGCCAGTCAGTGTTCATACTCTATCCTTTAGTAACTTCTGCACTAGCTTTCCCACCATCGGGGAGTGTTATGCTTATACTACGCTTGCCCTTGTCAGATTGCAAGCCCTGAAGACCTAGCACCACCTGCTCCACAGACTTTATAAGATCTGCGTGCATTTTCTTCATACCATCCACTTCACCTTTAGCCTCTCCAGTCTCAGTTTCAGCCTTCGCTTTAATTATACTTTCCTTCACCCTCAGCTCGTGATCACCAGACAATTTCTTAATTTCAAGCATAGCCGAGTCGAGGATGTGCTGTATCTGCATCTCTGATGCCCGACTTTGAAGTTCCGCTTCTCCTTTCGCAGCTCCAAGATCTCGCTCCCGCTCTTCCAACCCCTGAGCTTGATCCACTAAGAGATCCATCTGCTTACCCTCCGCTATGGCAAGCTTAACTTTATTATCTTCTTCTGCAATTCTTTCTTTGCTCGCAGTCTCAAGTTGAGCAAGTTCAAACTTAACCTTCGCTTCAATTCCAGCGAGAGCTTGCTTCGTCTGGGCATCGAACTGCGCCAGACTTTGCTTGGCCTGCCCTTCCTGCTGAGCAAGAACTTGCTTTGTCTGCGCTTCAGCTTGTTGTTTCGCCACTTCAGGATCTGGAGGAGGCGGTTGCTGAAGTTGCTTCTCAACTGCGCGTATGTAATTGTCAAACAAAGTCTCGACGCCGCCAGAAGTGGAGAAGCTAGCGCCTGCCCACTGTAGAATCTTAAGCATGAACGGCGCTGCCGTCGGTACTTGTTGAATGAGGGGCGTAATCTGACTCACGAATTGCCCCATAGAGGTTACATATTCCTGTCTCATCTGCTTTTCGGCATTATAGTCAGGAATGGACATTTGAGTACTGGAGATATTAATGCGGTACATCAATTCCCACGAATCTTTAATAAGTTGAACTGCCTGCTCCGCGTATGGAGCATCCGCGGTGAACATCACCAAAGACTTACGCACGATAGTCTGCGGTTGAAAGTGCTTAGAGATGATCATAGCCTTGATGTCCATGGCCTCAGCTACGAAGGAGCCTACTTGCATCTGGTAAAGCTGAAGTCTGGAACTAGAGTACTGTGCCTTCAGTTGCTGCGCTCCATAAGTCTCCCTTGCGTTCGTAACCCCCCGCATTATGTCGCTTATTCCCGTAAGTTCATAGATTTGCTGCACTACGTCGGTGCGCTGCTCCCTCAACTTCTCAATCACTATGACTATGGCTTCAATGGGGAGCCAATCCACTACCCCTTTAATCCCACCCTTCTCGGCGAACATCGCCCAATTATCGACCGGAATTAACTGGTTCTCAACCCCCTGATTAAGCATCCTAGAAACACCATCGGCGGTCTTATCATACACACCGACGGCCTTGCACGCATCGATAAGATAGCCGAGGCGTATATTAATCTGATTCAACTGATCGTACTGACTTCTTACCATTGTAAAGTCAGCGCGGCCAATCAATCTCTTCGTAGTCGTATTGGCGAGCAGAGGGCGGGGGCAGGGGAAGAAGTTCGGGAGCTGAAGTGGGTCAGGTTTCTCATCCAACATCGTGTCGAAGCCTAAAACGACCCAATGCACTTTCCTCGTAGTCTTACACCAGATTTCGTAGACCTCACCTCTCTTAGCCCCCGAGTCCTCCTCTGTAGAAGTTGCAGGGCGTGCTTTTCCTTCATCTGGAACTACGAGCGGTACGTCCTTGACCTTAGATTTTCCAAAGCGAGTCTCCATAAGATCTGGAGTCATCCAAACTCTTCTAGCCACCCATGGAACTTCTTTCCAAACCCGCGCTGTACCATAGAAGAAGTCTCTCCAGTACACATAGTCAGTACAGACGTTTTCATCCGTAATCTGCTTCCCGAGCACTCCGGGTTGAATCTCTACTTCTGAGACCTTCGCATCATAGCGAAGCCAGATTTGCCCCATTCCTGGGATTAGCCTATCCTCTACGGAGTGCTGGAAAGCCTCGTGCATGTCCACTCCGCTGCCGTTCGGACCAGTACTCAGAAGGCGTTCCATGATCGAAGCAGCCACACGGCCCACGTCATCTTCAGGATCTTGAAATTCACGTGAAGCAAGCGGCTTTGGCGGATTTCCATAGAGTGCCGCCTTTAGAATACCTATGTTTGCCCAGAACATGTTGATTTTCCGAGCATCCAACCCCTCATCATTCCGCGCAGCTTCCTCTGAGTCTAAATACTCGGCGACTACCCTGTCCCCCGCAGTGTGAAACTCTTCCAGCATCTTCTGAGAGTCTTTAATTTGAGCCTGCCAGTATTTCACTCCGTACTTAATCATCTACGTCTCCCAGGAGCGCACTTCCACGCTTGATCCATAGTGAATGAATAGTGAAGAGGGACTGCAAAGGGTTTCGCAGGCTCAATCGCAGGTTTGACTTTCTGCATTCTTTCCACTAAACTCTTATAACGGTAGGAGTCTGCGAAGTTGGAGCTCCAATCATGCAGGGGTTTATCCCTAAACGCCTTCTTTTCTTCGTCGAATTCCCGCTTATAGGACTTTAGAGCCTTAAGACCCTCGTAGCACCCACTCTCATCGAAAACTTGATGCTTAAACATCATACGCGCAGCGGAAACTCCATCCTGAATGCTGAGAGTGGGGACCAGTCTCGGTCTCACCCCGTTTGTTAAGAACTGCTCGACAATGGAACGCCCAGTCTGTAGCGATTTTGCCCTCGCATCATGGGGAAGCCAAACATTACCAATCCTGAACCCTGCTTCACGCTGAGCGTGAAGCCAATTTATGTAGAAGTCGATACTACGGGCATTCCACTCGGCAGCTAAAGTGTTTAGCACATGATCCGGAAACTCCTGCCAGCGCCAGACCGCTGTAGTATCAGTGTAGCCTAGATCAAAGACATAATGCGACTCTACTTCGGGCACGGAGGGGAAATCCCCAATCTTCGCTTTCTGTATTTCTGTTCCGTAGTAGCTGCCCTTCACCGCGGCGAACCAACTACACTCCATTTCCGACTCCCACTCGTCAATGGGCATGGAAGATTTCATTTCGTCTAATTCTTCCTGCGGAATTATACCGCTCTCCGAAGCCTTGAGCATAAAGCGATACCACTTTTCGTTCGCTCCCGCCTCCTCCCAGACATCGTAGAAGTGGTTAGGACCATTCGGAGTTCCAATGAAGAGCGCCCAACCTTGCCGATCGGCAAGCGCAGGGCGTAAAATCTCGGACCAGAGATTAGGGCGACAGTTTCCGTATTCGTCGACCGCAACTCCGTCGAAATACAGACCGCGAAAGGCGTCCGGATTATCCGCACCATATAGGGTTATCCTTGCTCCATTGAAAAGGTCGACGGAGAGTGCAGACTCCGAAGTCTTAATCGCCACTTCCTTCGCGTAGTGCTTCAGATAGTCCCAGGCGATCTGCTTCGCTTGGGAGTAGAAAGGGGCGATGTACGCATACCTACTTCTTTCCTTCTGAGAGTACAGCGCCTTCGTAATCAAATCGTTGACCGTAGCGACAGTCTTCCCCGCGCGACGATGACAGACAAGACAGGCCCAACGCTGGTTTCTTCCGTGAAAGGGAAGAAACTGAGCCCTAGGTTCGTAGGGAATCGTGACTTGCTTCACTTCAGCAACCTCTGAATTTCGTCTGCCAAGTCTTTCCGATACTGCGCTTCGTCGAGTTTCTTCGTCAATTCTAAGATCGAGCGACTCTGCACGGCAGGGTCGTACATCAGTGCTGGCGTTGATGTGTACATCTTTGGAACTAAACCTCCGCCCTTAGCCGCAGACTTTGCTGCTGCCTCCGCCATTTGCTCTCCCGCCGCGCGGCGATACTCCACGTGAGCCCAAGCCTTTGGTCTTCCGGCTCGCATGAGATCGGCGATGTCCGCTTGCCTTCGAAGTCCTGAGGGCAACCCCTCTAGACCCACTTCGTTCTTTAGAGCCCCAATTCTTCGTAAGGCGACTTCCGCTCCTCCAGGGCTAGTTCCCGAGGGCCAGCCCTCCTTAAACTGAACGTAGTGTGCTATTTCGTGGTTCAAAGTTTTGAGCAGTTCCTGCTCGGAAGTATGAAGGCCAAGACCTATTTCATTATTCTTGGCATTGAAGCGTCCTGAATTTACTCCGGGTTCTCTACTGACCCAGTAATTCTCTAAACCGGGGTACGCTTTGTAGTGGCGGGGGGAATCATACGTGGATTTTAGAATATCCGCGGCTCCCGCATCTCTTGGTGTGATCAGCTCCGCCTCTGGGATCTCATATCCGAACTTCACATGGGGGAGGGTGGGATCCGCATCACGTCCTCGTGGGACGGCGAACCACCCAGGATTGGATTCTACGATCTCCTTCTGTAGCGCCCACTCTTTAGGTTTCGTCTTCCCGAGTGCCTGCTTGATTTCCAGGTACTTTTTCCACAGCCCTACGTCCCCGAGATTACGAAGTCCTATAGGACCGATACTCGCCATAGCTCCCCCTAGAGCTTTCCCTGGAATTAGATTTGAAACGTCGCTCGCCGCGCTTAAGACCTCAGGTTTGAGGTGCGTAGTTTCTCCGCTCCCTGTAGTCAGACGATCTCCATAGCTGAGACCTTCTAAGACGTCTGCAGTCGGTTTGAGCAGCCCCTGAAGATTGGAGCGGTACAACGCCATGTCGCGGATGATGTCCGCGACTTGCTTAAGCCTCGGATGCTTTGGGTTCCACTCCCGTAGTTCGTCATTCTCCACTCTTCACCTCTACTCCATCCAGTGCAGTGGGCGGGAGAATATGGCGGACTATGAATTCCCTACTCCCATCTAGGTCGGGGTGGCTGGAGGGTGGAAGGAGGCGTGCGTAGAGTTTGAAGAATTCTTCTGGGTGAGTGTCCGCCCAGAGACTCAACCTACTCACCCCGCCGATTTGCTGGAACGCATCATGGAATGCCTCTATGACTGCGGTACGGCTGAGAACCCCCTTCTTTGGAAAGACTTTAAGGAACTTAAGGTTCGGTTCCTTCGCTAGAGCTTCAAGCGTCGCCTCCTGTTCCGCAGTCGCAGCGGGGATAAACTCAACGATTTGTCCCATAGTACGGGAGTTTACACTTACGCGCGTAGGATTGCAAGCTAAACCGTACTCTTAAGAGTAGGAATTTGGCTCCCCAGAGTTTCGAATTTGACTCCCCAGAGTTTCGAATTTGACTCCCCGATGGCCGGCGTCCCGTGGAAATGTTTGTGCGTGTGAAAGGGGGCGGCATACCGGGGGGTCTTCGTCATCGGCACGACGATGCCAGACGTGAAAATGCCCGGCCGACGTAGGCCGGGCATCGGTAGTAAGCGCTTACGCTTGGCGTGCCAGCCAGCCGCGCCGGATGGCGTAGCCGACATACAACATCCCGTTACCCTTGGGTCCGCCGCACTGCGGCACTTTCAGCTCGGGCAACTCGGCTAGCTTGGCCGCGCTGCACGGAAGCAGGGGCACGATGACAGCCCATGCCGCGCCAGTATGCCCGACGCGGTGCTTTGGCGCCTTAGCGCCAAGCACCAGCACGCCACTCGTCGGCGCGGCCACTTCGGCCACTTCGGCCACTTCGGCCACTTCGAACTGCGCTTCTTCCATCGGCGAACCTTCCACTGGTTGCGCGACGGGGTTTTGCTTCGCAATCTGGTCCCGGTTTTTCTTACCCATCTTCATTCTCCTTAAATCCGCGGCAGGCTGCCACGGTGACCCAAGTATGCCACAGCGATCAACGGAACGCAAGCGGGAAATTGTAACAGTTGAAGTGGGCGCTTACTTTCGTCCTTCCGAAGTGGGCACTTACTTTCGTCCTCGAAGTGGGCGCTTACTTTCGTCCCCTTCTCTTGCTCATCCTCTACTCATCAATAAGACGGAAATCGCCAAATCCCACTCTCAGACACGAGTTCTGCGTTGGCCGCTTAGGGCCGCGTCGGGGTCGCCAACCGACGCATTTAGTCTGAATTAGGCCCTTTTGGTTGCCGAGGGTTGCCGAGTTGCCATGCTTTTATTGTCATACCTGCGCATAACCTAGGGGTACATACATTCATAATATAATTTCAAGGCAACCAAGGCAACCAAGGCAACTTTACACTATGCAGACTAAAGTTGCCGAGGTTGCCGTGCGACAGCACGGCAACCCTACTCAGCCTTAGCCGGACCCATTAAAGGGAATTTACGAATATCCGCAAGTATCATGTCAGGGGCCCAGCCGGTTGCCGTGGTATTTATCGCCCAAACCCGCGTGGTGACGTTATCAATCTTAATTTTCTTCTCCGAAGCCAGATTATACCCATGAGCTGCCAACCAATCGCTGATAGCCTTACCCCGATTAGGGGTAGTATCCTGTCCTCCACCACCTGAACGAACATAAAGAAAATCAAGTTCGCGACTTGTGCAGAATTTACGCTCTCCTATATGCTCCTTTACATCTCGCAACCACTCGTGAAGGCTGCTTTGGGATGCAGTCGCCATCACTTTCTTCCCCTCCGTCATAAGAGCTGGAGAATAAGGCTCGAAATACGACACATCCAGAGTTTCGAGGTGAAAGCGGAGTGCTGAAGCACCAGTCTCCGCCCACTTCCAAAAAGCGGGCCAATCAGTCGCAGCCTTAGGCGTCATACGCGCAACGAAGTAGCGACGTGAGTCCTCATCCATCTTAACTCCGTCATATTCATTCCCAGTGAAGGCTAGGGCCGCCGTGTTTTGAATCTCATACTCCGGAGTGAATTTAGAATTGACCCGAATCGTCTCGTTAGTAGCGATATTACGAAGTCGGGCATTAGTTTTCCCATCCATCTTAGTGAAATCATCCACCACTACGAGAGTCTTACTGGCGAGATACGAGTTAAAGCTAGACTCTAGCTCCCCCGTATTGATGTAGCTGCAATTCTTTGCACCATGGATTAAACCTAGGACTCGGAAAATCGCAGATTTCCCCACTCCCTCTGGGCCTACGAGAATCGGAACTTTCGAACTCTTCTTACGATCACAGTGCTGAATGTGAAACGCCATCCATCCTAGAAACTCCCGTACTTCGAATGGCTCAAGGCACCGATCTAAAAGATCAAGAAATGGAGTACAATCCCCACGCACGCTCTCGCAACCCCACCCATCCCAGAAGTTAATCTTTCCATCTACGAGTTGCGGTCTGCCCGGTAGATACACAGGCCCCCGCGTCTCGCGGCGCTTATCCCACACGAGCCAAGCTTCCGAAGCGGGCTTTAGCTCCCCCTCTGAATCTTGATACCTCAGGGGCTTGATTTTATCCTTAAAGTCACGGATGGAGATGATGGAATGGGGAGGGGCAAGCTGTATAATACGATGCAGTACATGATCGTACGAAAACTCCGAATTAAGCTTCTCAAGGCACGCGCGGGATTGGTCGGCATCAATCGCTTGAGGTTCGCCATCGAATTTCCCTCCCCCAGAGACAGCCCAATCGTCATATCCCCACGACTTACCCCCCGGTCCTGCGGGAATGCAACGTCTGGAAACTGGAACATGGTGCTCAAGCTCGAATGCTCCGGCGAAACGCTGAATTGCAAGCTCTAAAAGTTCCTGAAATTCGGCGTAGCCCCTTGTCGTATTCGAATCGAAAACTACGACTGGTTTGAGTCCCTTCGCTCCCCAAGGAAGGAGTCCAAAATCTTCGAGGAGCGGAATGCGGTGAATTTTCGAACTCCAACCCCAACATCCTGAGATTCCGAGGGCAACGTATCCAGCTTTAATCGCTGCTTCAGTCTTGATAACGGATTCATGGATTTGTACTTCGCTCCCCTCCTTAAGATCACTCCATCTAACATTCCGTGAAAAGTACACTCGCGGCGGTTTCTTTCCAGGAGCAAGGAGTTTTGGAGCGGTATCCGCTCCAAAAGTTCCGACACTAGAGCGGATAACCCGGATGGTGGCGTACTGCATGGGGGTGCCGTCGGGAAAATAATAGTGGAAGACCAAGGCAAAGGCATTTGCATCCCCTGGAAAGATCGGATGCCCAAGCGCTTCCTTCGCTTTAACGAGAGGGAGGGCTTGCCATCCCGAACCTTCAAATTCCGTTTCATCGAAACCTCTTTCCTTCGTATAGTCGTGTACAGATCGGAACGTCACCAGTTGAACTGGTGATTCTATAGTCATATAAGTTCGCCCTTGTAATCTTTAGCTGTCAGGTTTATACTACCCATAAGCCCCTGACCCAGCAGGCTATTATGCGCCCCGCCTGCATGGGAACGCAAACTTACGAAAGGATCGAGTATGATTGAAATTCTATGCGCTATCTACTTAGTCTTTTGGTTTCTATCAATCTTTGATGGGAGAACTTAATGGAAGTTACACATTTCATGACTTACGCTCAACTCCAAGACCTGTGCGTAGTGTTCGGACGCATGGGGGAGTTCGGGCAGTGGCATATTCCGAAGTGGCTGGAGCTCGCCATACGCACGTGCAAGATCTAGAGGAATTCCGTTGGGCGTACTCTGTAGCCCGCACTGACCTCCCAGGCGCGCCGATACTCCAATACTTCGACCGCCTGTGTTATGCGAAATCTGCACTCGCCCTGCTTGAAACTGCGTACCCAGATATACCGTTTCAAATCTTTGTACAAGGAGATCAGCAATATCTGGGAGATCCAGCGAATCACGAAAACGTCCATTAAGTCCGTGGTACGCTGTGCGTAGCTGTTATTTTTAAGGAGAAAGAAATGAACGAACTTTTCCCAGGCCGTCCCGATTACGTCGGGCCAACGAAAGGCTATTTCGCCTTTCTGCACCATGGACAGCTATTCGAGAAATCTCACAATGTGGCGGATCGCGTCGCCTACGTCAAGCGAGAGAAACCGGACCACGAAATCTCGACGCGGCTGCACAATATGATTTATCTGCCGTTCATGACGAATGCGCTGGACGCCGACTACGCGGCCAAGCGCGCCCCGCTGGACGCCGACTACAAGGCCAAGCGCGTCTCGCTAGGCGCCGACTACGCGGCCAAGCGCGCCTCGCTGGACGCCGACTACGAGGCCAAGTGCGCCCCGCTGTACGCCGACTACGAGGCCAAGTGCGCCCCGCTGTACGCCGACTACACGGCCAAGTGCGTCCCGCTGTACGCCGACTACGAGGCCAAGTGCGCCCCGCTGGACGCCGACTACAAGGCCAAGCGCGCCTCGCTGGACGCCGACTACGAGGCCAAGTACGCCTCGCTGGACGCCGACTACAAGGCCAAGTGCGCCCCGCTGGACGCCGACTACGAGGCCAAGTGCGCCCCGCTGGACGCCGACTACAAGGCCAAGCGCGCCTCGCTGGACGCCGACTACGCGGCCAAGTGCGCCTCGCTGGACGCCGACTACAAGGCCAAGCGCGCCTCGCTGTACGCCGACTACGCGGCCAAGTGCGTCTCGCTGGACGCCGGCATTCTAGCCTTCGTTCGCCAGCATATCCCGGACTGTGCTTGGAATGGGTATGAACTAGTTTTCCCGGAGGCGGTATGAACCTTAAAGACCTACCTGCAATCTACGCTACAAAGCCGTACGAAGGTACATCTTCGAGCTACGTTTTCATCCCTACGCAGCCGATATTAGAGGGGCTGCAATCTCAGGGCTGGGAGATTAAGGATGCAAGACAAACTAGAAGCAGAAGCGCGGAGCGCGCTCCCTACGCGCGGCATATGATTCGAATGCGCCACGGTTCGGAATCTCCAATTCAAGATCCAAGGGGTCACGAGCTCTATCCTGAATTGGTGCTAGTCAATGGGCATGATGGTTCTGCGATGTACCGTCTTTACTCTGGGCTTTTCTCCTTTCTGTGCCTGAACGGTTTAGTGGTTGGCTCTGTCTTTGCAGGGGCTTCAGTACGGCACGCTGGATTCCAAGCTACGTTGGAGGCTGTGCAGAGTGGGGCAGCTAAGATAGTAACCGAAGAAATGCCCCTTCTCCGTGGCGCTGTAGAGCGCATGGCTGCGCGGCAGTTGAGCCATGCCGAGCGCGTCAATTACGCCCTCAGAGCTTTAGAACTACGCTACCATGGCATAGCCCCGCTACTAACCACGGAGCAAATCCTGACGCGTCACCGTCCTGAAGACGCAGCCAACGATGCGTGGACAGTCTTCAACGTGGTGCAGGAAAACATACTTTCAAAGAATCACGACGCTCGTAGTTTCACAGGGCGCAGAAGCCACATTCGCGGCGTGAAGGCGATTAAAGAGCAGATTAACATCAATCGTGGTTTGTGGGATTACGCAGAAAGAATGGCAGCATGAGGGACATCTGGGTGCTCCTCTGTTGCGCGGGGATTGCCGTTGGAAGTTGCAGTGTTGAAGCTGCGCCCTTCACAGCGGTAACTGTCGGCGCGAAGCCTCTTTCCTTAGCAGAGTGTGATAAATTACGCCCGAACACAATGGCGGTGTACTCTCTAAGCATTTGGAATCGTTCGGGCTACCCTTTGTGGAGGTCTGTTTGCTATTGGAGCCAACTATGACTGAGAGCGGGTTGAAGTCGTGTCCGTTTTGTGGTGGGAAAGCAGCATTGGGAACAATCAAGTATATCGATTCGACGGTGCGTGAGCAGGAGTGGAAGCAAGCCACATTCCACAAGGTGAATTGCATACTCTGCGCCAGTACAAACCTCGGTCGATTCAAATCGCCGACAGAAGCCATTGAGCATTGGAACCGCCGCGCCCTATCGGATCACGCAGAGGCGGGGCAGCTCCGTGCGGCGCTTCAGCAAATCGTTGAAGAAGCTCCGTCGAGCAATCCTCTGCATAGAATCGCGGCCAAAGCGCTGGCAAATATTGGAAGTGGTTTGGGTCTGCCAGAAACACCACACCCATATCCACAAAGGGGTGGTGAAAGTTCTTCCGCAGCATATTTCCGTTATCCCGAAAAACATCAGGAGAACGTCATGAGCGAAACTGCGCCTCCCGACGTGGGGGATGACCACGAGGTTTTATTCACCCTCGAAATGGCGTGCGAGCACGATGAGCGGCATCAGGCTCAAGCCCTCCGCACATGGCTTCCACGAATCAGCGAATGGTATCGCCTCTCCCAATCTCAGCCGAAGCCCAACGAAGGAGGAAAGTGAAATGAAGATGTTTCACATCAGGTATCGTGACCCTCATACTGGTGAAGATGTAGAAGTAATCAAAGAATATGAGGACACAACTACTGTCTCCGCTCAAGAATGGGCAGAAGACGCTGCCTATATGCTAGCCGATAAGGGGCCATACACCGTGACCGAGATTAGCCATGACCAAGACCCTACGCGCTGTCGAACGGGCCGCGTTTGAAGCGTGGCTGAAGGTGTATTACATAGCCGAGCAGCACCCGCTCACAATTGAAGCGCTGTGGGACGCTTGGCAGGAAGGTGCCCGCCACGCCGCAGCCCAACGAAGGAGGAAAGTGAAGTGAACAGGAAACAGCGTATGCAGAATCGCGTCACGGCAAAGCAGCTTGCAGAGAAGTGTGCTCCAGTTTGCGAGCGGTGCGGCGAGCGGGGCTATCACTACGTCCATGATCCTATTCCCAGTATCGGAGGTGATTGCTCCGGCTGGCTGTGTGAACCGAAAGAAACTCAGCCATGAAACCATCCAAGACTCTACGCGCTGTCGAGCGGGCCGAACTATGGCAAGACGGAATGATGGTGGCTTGCGTCGAAACTTCTAGCAGAAAAGATACCGAGCGCGAGATCAATCACTATGCCCTTATGTACGCGCAGGACGGTCCTGTAACGATCAAATGGAGGCATGCCGCAGCCCAACGAAGGAGGAAAGTGAAGTGAACCTGACAGAACATCGTGCTGAGTTTGTCTACAACGCCGCCCGACTCGCAGCACAAGCCGCTAACGCGCCGATCATTCCAGTGTTATGGGCTGAGCGCGAGGATGCCTTCCGAGTCCAATTCCTTGCCGTGATCGAACGTCAAATGGGCGAGCAGCGGTCTATGTCGCCCGAGGAACTCCACGGTAGTTGGATGCAAGCCTATTTCTTGATGGGCTGGGTGTACGGTGAGAAATACGACCGCGAAGCTAAGACACATCCTGATCTTGTGCCCTATGCACAACTCGGGCAGCTTGAGCGCGACAAGGACGCCGTTTTCGTGGCTCTATGCGAGATCGCGCGTCAGTGGATATATGAGGTTACGCCATGACCCCCGGTAGCGACGAGTGGTTCAGGGAAGAATCAGAAAAGGCTGCCGGGCCAGAAAGCCCGCTATGGGCTCCAGTGTTTGAGAAAGCTCTGCGCCGAGCCTGGGATGCGGCGTGCGAGGAGTGCTCCAATGAACTTAAAAGAGCATTTGCAGAGTCCGAGACGCTTAATTTACTGCACGGCGCTGCCAGATGCCACGCCAAGAAGGTAAGTACGGAACTTTAAATCCTAAACCACGTAACACGAGAAACTAAGACTGTGCTACCCTACAAACTACAGGTAAAGGAGTTATAATGGATAATCTAAGGAGAAAAATCCTTGAGCGAATCAAGGAAAGTTTAGAAGGAATTCAATTACCTTTAGCTGCGGCCTCTAAAGGTGAAGAATTAGAGGCTAAGTCTTTTGAAGACAACGCCACTTCAGAGCTCTTAAGCGAAGCTACTCAGAACGTAACTCTCGCTATAGAGAAGTTAGAGGAGGCGTTAGAGTCATGAATCTCCCCGATCTTGTCGATCTCTACAACGAAGCACGGATTACACGCCTCGCGGCTAAGAAAGTGATGGAAGCCTTAGAAGCTGAGGAACACAAGATCAAAGATCAGCTCATAGCCGCTTTCAAAGCTGAAGGTTCCACTGCGAGTGGGGGTAAGACCGCCATAGCAAAACTCGTAGTAAAGCAAGAGCCAAGCGCAGGTAGTTGGGATTCTTTGTATGCCCACATACGCGCTACTGGTGAGTTTGAGCTTCTGTATCGTCGAATTAACCCTGCGTCTATCAAGGAGCGCAAAGATGTAGGAGTAGACGTGCCCGGCATTACGTGGTTCCCCGTTGAAAGTCTGAGTCTTAGTCAAATTAAACCTTAGAAGGAGTTGCCCAGATGGGATTACTTGATGGAAAGAAAGAAGTAGCAGTGAAGCAAAGTACGGCAGTAATGAGCGTAGAGCAGGAGCTGGCAGATCAAGCTAAGAACGCTGCTCTTCTCGAGCGTCCAGTAGGCGGGGCTATTTCCTTTCGCGGCGGACAAATTTCGTGGCAAGGGAATCTAATTCCAGGAAATCGTTTGCCTTGCGTCGTGCTCGGCACAGTGTTTGAAAATCGCTGGTATGACACCCCATTCAACGCAGAGCAACCTACAACTCCTGCGTGCTTCGCTATTTCAAAAGTGGAGGAAGAGCTCGGCCCGCATGAGGATGCAGAGAAACCGCAGGGTAAAGATGGAAAGTGCGAAGGGTGCCCAAAGAACGCATGGGGTTCAGACCCACGCCCTGGAAGTCGTGGTAAGGCGTGCTCCCAAACTCGCCGTTTAGTGCTGATGCCTGCGAACGCCCTCGGCAGCGTACTGGACATTCAGAAATCGGAAATCGCAATAGCGAAGCTTCCTGTCACTTCTGTGCGTTACTGGTCGGCATACGTCAACCAATTGTCCGGTACGGTGCAGCGCCCACCTTACGCTGTAGTGACTGAAATCTACACTGAGCCGCATCCGAAACACCAGTTTCATGTTCACTTTACGATGGCGAAGCCTGTGAGTAACGACTTGATCGGAGCGCTACGCGAGAAAATCACGGCCGTGGAGTCTTTCCTGCTCGCTCCGTATGCGGCGAATCAGAGCGCTGAAGTTCCGGCTGCACCTGCATCGAAGAAATTCTGAGCTCACTCGCCCTGCGGACGCGTAGGCGAAGCGCAGAGTGAGTACGGGTCGCTGGCACCTAGGGGAAGAAGCCAGCACTTACATTTTAAGGATTTGAAATGTTCACCCTCGACTTCGAAACTGAGGCAATATCGGGGAATACAAGCGCCTTTCCCCCGAAGCCTGTAGGGCTTGCTGTTCGCCAACCTGACGGAGCTAAATACTACGAAACTTCGTGGGTTGGAATGGGCGCTGCTCTTGAAAGAGCGTGGAGCGGCGATATGCTCTTCCACTCTGCGAAGTTCGATGTGTCAGTGGCGCGGCACTACTTTAATCTCCCTCCTCCCGACCCGCTTAAAGTCCACGACACTACCTACTTAATCTTCCTTCACGACCCACACGCTCCAAATCTGAGTCTTAAACCCTCGGCTGAACGTATTCTAGGACAAAAGCCGGAGGAGCAAGATGCACTCCGTGATTGGATACTTAAGCACGTAGAGGGAAGTACGAAGAAAAACTTCGGCGCTTTCATTTGCAAAGCGCCAGTTGAAATCGTAGCCCCTTATGCGATAGGAGACGTAAATCGCACGTTTGCGCTCTACGAACATTTAATGCCTAAGATCGAAGCACAGCGCATGGGAGAGGCATATCGGCGTGAGCAATTACTTTGCCCCATCCTCGTAGATGCGGAGCGGCGAGGGTTGCGAGTAGATATGCCAGCCTTGGAGCAGTCTATCAAAGACATGACGGCTGCGCTTAAAGAGTGTGACTCTAGAATTTTCAAAGCTCTAAGCTGCACCTTTAATGTCGACAGTCCGGATGAACTAGCTCAAGCTTTGGACAAAGCGGGCATGGTGGAAAGTTGGCCGCTAACCCCTACAGGGCGTAGAAGTACAGCCAAGGATGCTCTACAACGCGCTGTGACCAACCCGGAAGTGCTAGCTCTGCTGCTGTACCGCAGCGGGCTTGACACGTGCCTCAATACCTTCGGCATTTCATGGTATAATCAAGCGTGGGCATCGAAGGGAAGACTTCACCCTAACTGGAATCAAGTGAGGGGAGAAGGTAAGGGAACAAGGTCTGGGCGTATAAGTTGCGACCACCCTAACCTCACTAATCCGCCAAACGAACTAAGGGCAAGAGCTCCAGCGGGACTACCCGAGATTCCTCTTATGCGCCGTTTCTTACTTCCTGAAGAAGGGCATGTCTGGGTGAAGCGTGACTTTTCAAGCCAGGAGATTAGAATTTTGGCTCACTACGAAGATGGCGATCTTATGCGGGCGTATCAAGAAAATCCAGACCTTGACCCTCATGAAATGGCTAAGGATTTAATCCTTAGTATTGCAGGACTAGATTTGCCGCGTAAAGATGTAAAGATAACGGCTTTCTCCACTATCTATGGAGCTGGAGTTAGCGGCCTTGCCTCTCAGCTTGGGTGTGACCACTCTAAAGCGAAGGAAATGCGAGAGGCTTACATGGCGGCTATTCCAGGCATACGTATTCTGAGCGACGCATTACGTCGTAGAGGGCGTAATGGTTTGCCTTTAAGAACATGGGGAGGAAGATTATATCTTCCTGAACCGCCAAAGCTGGTGAATGGCCGCATGATGGACTTCCTTTACAAGTTGTTGAACTACCTCATACAACCTAGCGCGGCTGATCTTACGAAGCAAACAATCATAGAGTGGCACGCAGAGCATAGCTCTGACGGGGATATGAAGGCAACCTTGTACGATGAGATAAACCTCAGTGTTGAGTTGGGAAAAGAGAGGGGCGCGATGGCCCACCTTAAAGAAGTAATGAATAGAGACAGGCTAGACGTTCCAATGCGTAGCGAAGGTTTCATCGGTCCTAATTTCGGAGAACTACATGCCTTGGAGTCTTAGCCAGTATAACCTCTATAAGAAATGCCCCACGGCGTATAAGTTCCGAGTGGTGGAGCAGAGAGCTGACCCTGCTGGCCCTGCCGCAGCGCGTGGAACAGATATTCACGCACAACTCGAGTCCTATCTCGCCACCGGGAAGTGGAGTGGTAACATTCGGGAATTTACGCGTCTTAAAGCTGAGGACATGCGGGCGCAGACTTACGTTGCGGAAATGCGAATTGCGTTGAATTCGGAGTGGGAACCCGTTGAGTGGAAAGATCCCACTGCGTGGGTTCGTGGAGTAGTCGACGCTTTTCGATGTGCGGTTGAAGAAATAAACATGGGGGAGTGGAAGACTGGCAAAGTGTATGACGACCATGTAAATCAACGTCGCCTATACTTAGTCCTTGCCCTCTCCATGTTCCCAGGAGTGCAGCGTGCTAAGATTGAAACGATCTACGCAGATCAAGACCACGCGCAGAGTTCAGAACTGGCGCGCGAAGACTTAACTGCTGAGCAAGAGTACTGGAAAGAAGCAGCGAAACCTATGCTCCAAGACACTTTCTTCAGCCCACGTCCAGGAGTACATTGTCGCTGGTGTACTTTCTCTAGAGAAAAGGGAGGGCCATGTCAAGTCGCTTAGAGAAAGAAACTGAAAAGAACGTGGTAGATTGGTGGACTAAGCGCGGCGGACTTCAGATTAAGCTTAACATCTTAGGGCGGAGGGGTTGGCCTGACCGTATATTCTTCCCCGTAGGTGGGAAACCTGTACTCATAGAATTTAAGAGGGTAAATGAAAATGCAAGAGCTTTGCAAGCCTACGTCCACGGAGAGCTTAGAGCGAGGGGTTACGAAGTTTTTGTCTGTGACAACGCCAATCATGGAAAGGAAATTCTGGCCCGCGAGGGGCTACCAGAAAGACGCGGTTAAGTTGCTCATTTCTCAAGGCTGCGGAGGGCTTTTCTTAGATCCTGGCCTTGGAAAGACATCTATAGCTTTGTGCGCCTTCACCATACTGAAGAACAAGGGCATAAATCGTCGCCTCTTAGTGATTACACCCCTTCGTCCAATGGTGGCGACATGGCCTTCTGAGTTGAAAAAGTGGAAGGATTTCGAAGGACTTACTTACGCCATCGTACATGGCCCAGACAAAGAAGAAATGCTAGATGCTGAAGCTGACGTTTTCCTTATCAATCCCGATGCTGTAGCGTGGCTTCATGAAGAGGGGCGTTGGAAACGTATAGGAGCTGACATACTCTGCGTCGATGAAAGTACGAAGTTTAAGAATGCGACTTCGAAGCGTTTCAAAGCTCTGCGTTTAATGCTTAATTCTTTCGCTCGACGTTGGATACTGACTGGCACACCTACGCCTAACGGCCTTCTTGACCTCTTTGGGCAAATTTACATCTTAGATCAAGGAAACGCGCTTGGACGTTTTGTCACTCATTACCGCCAAACATACTTCTTTCCATCGGGTTATGGAGGCTACGAGTGGAGACCAAAGCTGGGAAGTCATGATTTAATAGCTGCGCGCATCAATCCTATGATCCTTAGATTGAAAGCTGAAGATTGGTTGGAGATGCCGGAGTTGATTTTTAAGGACATAGTAGTAGAGCTTCCCTCTTCTGCCCGTAAAATCTACAGGGAAGTAGAAGATCAATTCATAACGGAAATTCAAAGTGAGAAGATCGTGGCTGCGAACGCGGCGGTAGCTGGGGGAAAGTGTAGGCAAATCGCTAATGGAGCTCTTTACAGCGGCGAGCCCCTACCCGGAACAGGAGCGCGTACTTTCCATCAAATTCATAAAGCGAAGTTGGAAGCTTTAGAAGACTTAGTAGAGGAACTTCAGGGACAACCCCTACTCGTACTCTATGAATTTGAACATGATTATCAATGTATGAAAGTGTCGTTTCCTAACGCTCCGGTAATCGGCGGTGGAACTTCGACTAAGAAAAGCCTGGAGTACATCGAAGCTTTCAACAACGGAGCACTTCCAGTCCTTATAGGACATCCAGCATCTATGGGCCATGGATTGAATCTCCAGGAGAATTGTTCCCGCGTGTGCTGGTACGGTTTAACGTGGAATCTTGAGTATTATGATCAAGCCATTCGTCGCGTGTACCGGCAGGGGCAGAAAGCTCAACACGTCATAGTGTACCGCATAGTGGCTAACGATACACTCGATGAGACAGTAATTGAAACTCTCAACTCTAAAGATAAAACACAGGCGAACTTTATGCAGCGATTGACTACGTTCCAGCGAAAAACCTTGCTTTCCAACTAGACCTATGGCATACTGAATCTTGCAGTACAGCCCATCAATCTTTCAAGGAGAATGAAATGAGCGAAGACGTACAAGAAGTGAAGCCCAAGAAAGGCAAGAAGGTAAAGGCGGAACCAGAAGGCACGCCGCGTGACCGAACCAGCAAGAACTTCGACAAGGCTGCGGTTCTGACGCTGAATGTTCCGGCCAATCCGAAGCGTGCTAGCAGCAAGTCGCACGCCCGTTTCGAATTCTACAATGCCTCAGCCACCGTAGGAGACTTCATTGGTCTCGGCGGCACTTACGGTGATCTGGCGTGGGATTCGGCGCGTGGATACATCACCATCGCGGGCTACACCCCGAAGATGGTGGAAAAGAAAGCAAGAGCGAAGAAGGCCGGCGAAGGCGTTCCCGCAGCGGAGTAATTACCCTCAGCCCTTCGGGGCTGAGTTCTTCTAAGGAGAGTTCTGTGCTAATTGCTATTCCAAGCAAAGCTCGAGCTACGCGGCAGATCACCCTTCGGGGGCTCCCCTCTGTAATTCGTGAGAAAGTTTGGCTCGTAGTAGATAGCTCGGAGTACGAAAGTTATAAGAGCGTACATCCGCAGATTTTGAAGATGCCCGCTGACTATAAAGGAATAGGAATGGCGCGGCAATTTACTGTCGATTGGGCGCTGAGTCAGGAAAATCCGAAACTCTTGATGTTAGACGATGACCTCACTTTCGCTATTCGTCGTAATGACGACCCAACTAAATTCACCACTCCCACGGACTTGGACATTATACGAGTAATTGAGGATGTGGAGAGAAAGTTAAACGACTACGTTCACGTTGCTATCGCGCCACGCGAGGGGGGAAATCGGCGTACTGAGGCATACGTGTCTAACACTCGCGCCCTGCGCGCTTTAGCCTTCCGAGCAGATAAACTCTGTGAGTATGGAGTTTCATTCACGGACATGGAAGTCATGGAGGACTTCTATGTTCAACTTTCGCTCTTACTTCTCGGAGAGCCGCACCTAACCATTAACTGGATGGTGCAAAATCAAGGAGGTAGTAACTCTGAGGGAGGTTGCTCCACTTATCGCACTATGGAAGTTCAGGCTAAAGCTGCTGAAACTCTGCAAGCGAAGTTTCCAGATTTCGTGCGAGTAGTAGATAAGGAAACAAAGACTGCATGGGGAGGGCAAGCAAGGAAGGATGTAGTGATTGCATGGAAATCTGCATACGAAGAGGGGAGGCGACATGCGGTGGCGAATTAAGCTGATGGCCCATTGGATTACTGAGCGCGAGGCTATTCGTGTGAAGAAGGAAGCTGGAGCTGCCCCGCCTTGGACCTCAGACCCTATCCTTGCGAACTACCGCTTCTGCAACGTATGCCGTGAGGACGACAAGGTTACGAAATGGATAGCCGCGAACTGGCGCATTCCATTCCAAGAATCAAAGAACTTAACCGCTGCTATGGTTCTTGCTCGGTTACTAAATAACCCCGAGTGCCTAGCCGAAGTCGGATTCCCCGCTCTGTGGAATAACATGGATATCCGTGAACGAATTAAGGCGCGTAGAGATCGCGGGCTTAAGATTCTAAACCCTGCGTATGTAGTCACCACCTGTGGCGTTTCCATGGACAAAGTGGATTACATTGTAGATCTCGCCACGAAGGTCTTCAGCTCGGGACTAAGTCCGACGATGGGGGACACCCTTCAGTATTTCCATTCAAAGCTTATGGAGTTTAAGGGTCTAGGGACTTTCCTCGCGGCGCAAGTTGTGGCAGATCTAAAGTACGTCGAACCCCTCAGAAGCGCCCTGGATTGGCAAACGTGGGCGGCAGTAGGCCCAGGTAGCCTGCGCGGTCTCCGCGCGGTCACAGGCATTCCTGACCTTCCTGAGGGACATTTCCTGCGTGTTGCCCAAAAAGTGTACGCGCAGGTTTTTGAAATTACGCAGACACCACTCCACATGCAGGACTTCCAGAACGTGTGTTGTGAGTTTAGTAAGTACTGGAAGGCGCATACTGGACAGGGAACTCCAAAGCAGAGATATCATGCCCGTCGGTAATCTCATACTTAGATTTAAGTACCCAGATGGGCGAATTACTGCTGTCATTTCTATTGACAACGATTGGAAGGTGGAGGTCTTTTCCAATAAAGAAGAGGCGGAAAAGTTCGCCAAAGACAATGAATTAACCGTAAGGGAAATGGACAATGCAGATAATCCGTAACGATGTTGGGGCTTTGTTTCATGACGCACTATGGGCCATGAAAGTTTGTGGATTTGATGAGGAATCTAGGAACGGAAAAGTAAAGACTATCCAAGAACCTGTCATTCTCACTACGGTGAGCCCAGAGCGCAGAGTACTATTCTGCAAGGAGAGAAAGGAAAATCCAGTCTTTCACTTCGCTGAGTGTCTCTGGATGATGGCAGGACGCAGAGATGTAGACTGGATTTCACAGTACAACCCCCGTATGCGTGAGTTTAGTGAACACGGAACTACACTTCATGGTGCATACGGTTTTCGTTGGAGGCACTATAGCCCCAAGCCAGCAGACCACAAAGGCCACGGTTTAGATCAAATCTTACGTGTGTGCGAAGAACTAAAGCGAGACTCATGGAGCCGCAGAGTTGTGCTCAGCATGTGGTGCCCCGAACTTGACTTGGGGAATGATCTATCAAAAGACATCCCATGCAATACTCACATCTACTTTAGACGTAGGGGCGACAGTCTAAACATGACCGTGTGTAATAGGTCCAACGACTTAGTGTGGGGAGCTCTCGGGTCTAATGTTGTCCACTTTAGTTTCTTATTTGAGTTAATCGCCCACGAAGTCGGGTTGAAGATGGGGCAAATGCATCAAATCACTAACAACCTCCACATCTACGAAAGGCACTGGCATTTCCTCGACGTGCCCCCATATTGTGAGACTTATGAGGAAGTGGGAGTGGAGCCCTATCCTCTAATTCAAGGAACGCTGAGGGGGTGGTTAAGTGAGTGCGAGCGAGTAGTGGATGGAGAACGCGGCCCGTTCTCCGAGCCATTCTTCCAGGGGGTAGCTTTGCCAATCTTAGAATCAAGATTCGACGCTTGTCAAGCTCAGGATTGGAAGCTCGCATGTAAGAGGTATATCGAGCGGTAAATAGTGCATACCGCACCCTTAGCCACGCACCGTTGACGCGTCACAGCGCGTCCTGACCAACCGTTACAGGAGATAAAATGGCAAAAGCAGCCAACGCCCGCCAAATCGGTGGAACCCACTACGCACAGCCAATTCAACATTGGGACGTGGTGATAGCAAATGAAATACCCTACCTCGAGGCGCAGATTCTCAAGTACGTCATGCGCTGGAGGACTAAAGGTGGACTTGATGATCTCAAAAAGGCAGAGCACTTCCTTCAGAAGCTGATGGAAGTTAATAAGAATTTTGCAGTCGACCGCTAGACACGGTACACTACAGTATGCGCGGAAGCCCCACCCGAAGTCAGTTCGGATTACAGAAAGCCCGCGCCTCTCTTCTTGCTTTCTGTGACTCCCTTAAACCCGCCGGAGGGCGGGGTACTGACTCCCTCCACTCTTTTTAAGGAAGCACTATGGCATACAAAGAAGATGTAGAGATAGTGAAATGTGAGTATTGTAAGAAAGAATACGAAGCTAGTGGGTATTCTCTTCTTTGTGATGCCATTATGAATCACAAGCACGCTTGCTCTTTGGAATGCAATAAAGCTCTAGGGCAAGTCACATGAAGCCCATGCTTGCCGCCACTGTTGAAGATGTCAACGCTCTGCGCTACCCCCTGCTCGCCAGCCCGAAGTTAGACGGTGTAAGGGCATTCGTGGAGAACGGCATAGTGCTCTCCCGCTCTAGGAAGTTAATTCCAAATTTCCATGTGCAGGAGAAATTCAAGCATCTAGAGGGTTACGATGGCGAACTCATCGTAGGGGATCCCACCGCCAAGGACTGCTACCGCACCACGGTCTCGGGGGTAATGTCCCAAAGTGGAGAACCGGCAGTCCACTTTATGGTGTTCGACCAAGTAAGAATTCCCACTGACTTTTTCCAGTACAGGCTTCAATGTGTGGAGGATAAGTACAGACTTCCGCACAAAGAAATTAGTAGCGCTGAAAAACTTCTACATTACGAAGAGGAAGTACTAAACTCGGGGTACGAAGGCGTAATTCTTCGTGATCCAAAAGGCCAATACAAGTTCGGGCGCAGCACGCTGCGCGAACAAGGGATGCTGAAGTTAAAGAGATTTGAAGATTCAGAGGGCGTCGTGGTAGGCTTCGACGAACTAATGCACAACGGTAATCCTGCAACTACGAATGCCCTAGGCCACACAGAACATAGCTCCCATAAGGCAGGGCTTGAAGGGCGGAATACTCTAGGAGCACTTCGCGTGGAGTGGAATGGTATGGAGTTTGGAATTGGAACAGGATTTGATGATGCTGAAAGAAGAAAGATCTGGGACCAACGCTCGACGCACTTAGGTTTAGTAGTGAAGTTCAAGTACTTACCAATTGGAGTAAAGGACAAACCCCGCCATCCAGTCTTTCTAGGCTGGCGAAACAAGGAGGATATGTGAAAATAAAAGCAGGCGAATTACTAAATGCAGTTGAAGTTCTAAGAAAGTTAGGACAAGATAAAATGCCGCTACGTGCTGCATCTTGGATTGTCTTGCTTTCTAAGCGTTTGGAGCCCTCTTACCTCTTAGTAGTGGAAAGGAGGAATGAAGTGATAAAGAAGTACTGCGAAGAAGGTAAGAATTCAGTAGCTACTGAGAAGATTCCGGCCTACTTAAAAGAAGTGGAGCCTATGCTACTTGAAGAAGTGGAGATCGATGCCATCAAAGTCTCCTATTCTATCTTCGAAAGCGTGTTAGTCTCGCCCCAAGACCTTAGAACTTTAGACTCATTCTTTGAACAGTAGTCTACGGCTCACGTTGCCTCGGACTTCGCTCCCTTCCACTTCGACTATTTGCGTCATTCGCACCATGCGTACCACTCTAAGTCCGCACAATCTCTGAGGCTTCCATCCAAAATCCTCCCATTTACGCAGCACGTGATCCCGGACTCTCAACGACCACCTGAGATCTGTCATCGGGATGTTGGCCTTGATGAGGAAGTGCTTGCAGAACCGCGCGGCGTGGATGATCTCCATATCTTCGTCGTCGAAGTCGATCATGCGAGACTCCTTTCATATCAGAAACTTAAGCCCGATACTAAAGTGCGTATGCCCATCCCTCTCGTGATTGCTGAACATCTTGTGATTCTGGTAGGTGTTGAAGCTCTCGACCCCGATGAACACGCGCTGCGCCATCGTCCGTGTGTCCCGGTCCAGATTGGTCATGACCCACGTATGCAGCGGAATCAACGTCGTCCAATAAATGTTCAACCTCCGCATGGACGGATGGTCGCCTAGGAAGATATTTTCCTCCTTATAGTGCCCAGGATTCTTGACGATGTGCTGCGTCT